ATATATGTTCCATCATCTGCTTTGTGACAGGAATTAATTGATATAATCCGTCGTTTAGAATTATTAGTTCCATTATTCATCTTCCATAACTCTAGAATCAAAGTTCCGTGTTCCATGTGCTATGATCTTTTTTACACCAGGACCATGCAAATCTAGTTTTGCATATCTTTCCCATGATTTTTTTATTAGATTTAATTCTAATACAAGATTAGACCATTGTTTTTGTGTTATATCTTTACTTGTTATAGTTAGTTTTTTTTCTTTCATCCCTAGAGTCTAGGATAATTTAGGATGTTTGTCAACGCCCCTGGCCACGGTATTTTTTGAACATACGTCGCTTACTTTTGTTCATTTTGCACAAGCTAGGGTTGCGTCCAATCGAAGTTTTATGAAATACTGGTTCGTGTGCAACCTTTGCGTATAGTCCTTTAGCTTTAGCCATTATTCAATCCAGTCTTTAACAAAGGGAATTGCCCCGTCAGTGGGTGCATTCATGATAGGTAGGTATGTTATTTTACCATTAACATGTTGTCTTAAATCTGAACCACAATTCATACATCTAAATAATTCAGGAGTTAAACCAACTAACATTGTGTATTCATCACAAGTAGGACACTTGCCATTGACAATCTCTGCTGTAATTTTCATTATTCTATTATTAACTTCTTTATAGATAAAGATCCATCAATATTTGACTCTAACTCTGCCATCGACCGAATGCATTGGTACTTGACATGTCCATCAGGTTTTAACTGACGTTTAGCTACACGTGCCCCTTTCAAACATTCAGACATTGAAGTTTGAATACGAGCTTCCTTGATCTCTCCTTGTACAATCATAAGTAGGGCTACAACTAACTCTGTCATTAATAATTCTTTCCGTTTTCTCTAACTTTATCTTTTAATTCTTCAATATCAGCTAATGCTTTATCTAATTGTGAGCTTAAAAATTCTATATTAACTTTGTTTGTCATATTCATTTCTTGAGTCTTTTCCATTTTCTCTACAGACTTATAAAGATCTTCGAGTAAAAAATGTTGCTCTTGGTCCACGGGCACTTGTTCGGATTTTTTTAACAAATCATTTTCAAATAACTCACGTGATGTCTCTAACGATACTAACCTCGCCGTAAGCTCGGTGTATGCGAACACGCCGGCTGCGACGAGCAAAATCAGAGAGGCAACCGTTTTCATCGGCATCTGCACGGCAGCGGATTCTGATATGTTTAAAGGTTTGTTACTCATTTATTTTTGGTTTTGGTAGCGGAATTATATAGTCTTTTTTATCTATTTTCAATGATGGGTAAGATGGTGGGCGTACGAAAATAGCTAGTAAACATAACAATATTATTAGTATTGCTGTAAATCTGTAGTCCATAGTGGGCCTCCATGTTATTTTTTCTCCTCAATTTCATAAAAGAAATTATCAGTATCTTCTGTTTTCCATTGACCTGTATCTTCCACATTCCACTCTGAAGTTTGTACCTTCCAATCAGGAATGTTGTCTTTTACAGTAAATGAAGGCAGATCCCATATACATCTGTTGTTAGGTTGTGCTGCATAATTGCCATCGTTTAGTGCAATTATGTGAGCGCATTTATGTTCGTGCGGTATCTCAGAATGATCTGAGTTTAAAATATTAGCATCTGGGTGTCCCCAGTCAACAGTAAATAAATATTTACCGTGATGCCATTTTTTATCTTTGCCTATAAATTTTCCGGATGAAGCTGTTAGAATATCCCAAGTAGTAACAGCAGGATAATAACTAAAACTATTCCAAAGCTCCAACTCGTCAAGTCTACGTTTAGGAACTTCTTCCGGTTTAAAACCTCGCTGTATGAAGGCGCTAATCGGGAGACGATAAAAGACAGCGCCATTTTCCATAATCGCATGGAATAAGATAGCACGTCCCGTAAGACTCGTAATACCGAAGATGATACAGTCTTCAACTTCTCCCACATGTCTGGTAAGGTCATATAAATACTCCTTTTTTATTTGTGCATATTGTATAGGAATATTTGCATTTAAGTAAGCCATAAATTAACCTCATTTTATTTGACCCCAATTAGGGCCTGATTCATAGTCTACCTTGTTAGGCACTTCTAAGTCAACTGCAGATTCCATAATATCTTTTATCTTCTCTGCATGTTCAGAACTTTCAACAGATATATCAAGTTCATCGTGTACTTGTATATGCGGTATGATACCTTCTTTATGTAATTCTATCATAGCTTTTTTTGTCATGTCAGCTGCTGATCCTTGAATTAATTTATTTAACGCTTTGTAAGTGTAAGCACGTTTAATCCCTGGTCCGTGTTCCAAAAGCGCTGCATCATGTGGTAATGCTTTGTGAACACCAAATTGATTTGGCTCCCACAAATGAAACCTACATAGTCTACCCAGCAATGTTCTTATCTTACCAGATTCCTGAGCTCTATTCATAACATTATCCATCAACATTTTAACAAACGGAACTCTGTTGTGATATTGTCTAAATAATTCATCCGACTTATCTTTAGATACACCCAGCTCTGCTTGTAATTTATTTTTACCCATACCATAGAACAGGCCAAGATTTATGGTCTTAGCCTGTGATCTAGGTATCTCTGCCATATCAGCAACGATCGTGTGAAAGTCAGCATCGCCATCGCGATACGCATCCAATACATCGCCCACTCCATAGAGATTCTGTAAAGCTGCATAATGCACTACCAACCTAGGCTCTTGCTGAGAATAGTCAAAACAACCCCATGTATGGCCCTCCTCGGGCACAAATAACGCCCTAATTAAAGGTCCAAGGTCTTTGTTCCTAGCTGGAATTTGCTGTAAATTTGGGTTTGAATACGAGAATCTACCGGTCACAGTTCCGCCATTATCTGATCTAAGTTGGTTTATCTCGGCATGAATTCTACCTTTATGTGAATACTTAATTATGGTATCAATAAATGTGGTATGGGCCTTGTTGATTTCACGGGCCTGGGCAATTCGTTTCACCAGCGGGTGGGGGTGATTCTGTAAAAAGTTTTTAGTAAAGGAAGGTGAAGATGTTTTCTCAGTTCTATCGTAGTCTAGTTTCAGTTTGTCAAAAACTTGAGCGATCGATCTTGCAGCCCATATCTGAGTGTCTACTCCTGTTTCTTTTTTCACTTGGTGTAGCAATGATTCTTCTTTGTTGGTTAATTGTTTTTTTAATTGATTGGCTGCTGTCACGTCTACCCGAACCCCTAGGAAACGCATATCGACCAGACAAGGAAACAAATCAGTCTCCATATCAAAAATAGATTGTATGTCTTGGTGAAGTATTTCTTTTTTAAGTTCTTGCCATAACTCTAAAGTTATCTCTGCATCTTTTTCTGCGTATGCACCTACATAAATGGCAGGTAGTTTATACATTTCTGCTTTGGCGTCAACACCCCAATCTTTTGCAGCTGCATATAAATCACTTTCATTTTTTGTTTTACCAGTGTATCGTTTAGCACAGCTGTTTAAGTCATAGCGCATTTGATTTTCATCAACTAAGGCCGATGCAATCATCGTGTCAATTATTTTACCGTTAATACTTAGACCGAGCGCTCTAATCCAACATACGTCATACATGGCGTTATGAAATATTTTATCTGCGGGTGTATCTAATACACCCTGAAACCACTTTAAAACTTTTTTCTTGTCCATGTTGCCACCACCTTCGTGAGCAATTGGATAATAACCTGACCAACCTGGTACAGCTACAGCAATTCCTACAACACAACCTTTACCAACTACAGATCCTGACCCCATTTTCATTAGGTCTGGGTCTTTAGTTTCTAAGTCTATAGCAATCTCATCATACTTAGATAGGTCTGGAAAATTTTCTGGTGGTAACCACTCTGTTTGTGGTTTAAATAGAGGTATCTGCATCGTAATCCCTTTCAATAATCATTTCTAAAAAGTGTATTGCTTTCAATATGTCTTGCTTCTTTCCCTTGTCACGATGTCTTATTATATATTTTATAGCACAACCTTCTGGATATAACAACTCATTCTCAACTACAAACTTGCTAGGTTGAATTTTATATTTTTGATAGTGACTCCCGCCGTGCTGCTTATCCCAAACATTTTTTTTCTTCATAGTAAATATCCTTTTTCATATTTTTTTGGTTCTATTATGTGTAAGTTTTCTTTTGTTCTAGTTGCACCCACATAAAACAATCTGTTCTCATCATCTGGATCTCTTTCATAACCTTTCATAGTATTTTGTGTTAAATCAGTTAATAACACAACGTTTTGTGATTCACCACCTTTAGCTCCATGTATAGTAGACAATTCTATTCTTGGTTTTTCATTTAATTTTTCTCCGTTCGCTCTCATCTTTCTTAAATAATCTACTTTAGTTTGTCCTGCATCATCAAACGCTTCATACCAAACTGTTTTAACTTGTAGACCATAATCTTTTACTAACTGGTCTATGCTATAAAAAGATTCTTTAGCCATACCTTTTATTTTTTTCTTGTGCCAATTTTTAGATGTCATGTATTTAGATATACTTTCAATTTGTTTGTAAGAAACTAATTGACCTTGTCGTAATTGCTCCCACGCTGTCGCTGCTTCGTGTAAATCTTTTTCTGTTCCTCTTCTGTATCTTGATGAATAGTACAGCCCACGTTGATACAAAGACTCTTCAATATCTTTTAATAAATATTTAGTTCTGGCCAGCACTAGCCATTCACCAACAGACATATCAATTGTATCTGCATTATAATGTCTGTGTAAACTACCTTGCACAGTTTTAGGTTGCCATGTTTTATCTATTCTATTTCTAATTCTATTTATAATACCCATGGCTATACCGTGAACTTTTGCAGGTATTCTAAACGATTGTGTTAATGGTAAGTATTGTCCTTCTAAAGCTATAAAAGAATCTACATCCGCACCAGCCCATTTGTATATAGCTTGGTCATCGTCGCCGGCTATAAAAGAGTCTTGTGTTTTATTCCAAATTGTTTTTGCCATATCCCATTGCATTAGTGATAGGTCTTGTGCTTCATCTATAAATACAACATCAAACTTTGGTGATTTATCTGACTTTGTAAACTCTGTGATCATGTCATTAAAATCTATTAAGTTATATTCTTTTTTATATCTTATTAATTCGTTTGCTATAATTCTAAGTGTGCTTCTTTCTAAATCTTGTGTGTGTTCGTTTAAATCAAACTGTTGTTCTGGTGTTATGTTTCGTAGTTGTGCTAGTTGTATAATTCTTAAATATTCACTATCAGAACTAAATATGCTACCCTGATCCTCTTGATATTCTGCATAGGTTACAGGAAAACCTAATTTTTTTCCTAGATCTTTGTAATGTCTTTGTTGCATTACTTGATCTTTTTTTATTCCAAGTCTTCTGAATGCTAGTGAGTGTAATGTTCTAAAGTATGGTAGGTCATCTTCTGTAAGATTAAATTTTTTTACAGCTCTGTCTCTTGCTTCGTACGCAGCTTTTTGTGTAAAAGCAAAGTAACCAACCTTATCTGGGTCTGTGTTTTTAAGATAGTCATCTACTTTATTTAACAAAGTTGTAGTCTTACCTGTGCCTGGAGGTCCTAATACAATTGTTCTCATCAGTATGGATCCTTTGGTTTTAATTCTTTTTGTGTGTAGTCATCTGCTTTTTTATCAAATTGTTTTACAACAAACACAGAGATTCTTTCTTTACCAATACGTTTATCATCACAATTACATGTTTCTTTTAACATTTGTGCTGTACGAGAATATGGTACATCCCAACGTTTTCTAATTAAAAACTGATTATAAAATTTGTCAAAGATGAAGTGGTGATGCCCATCTTTAGTTAAAACCCCACCACGTTTTAAATCTTTTATATCTGACCCGATGTGCCGATCTAAACAAAATTCTTCTAAATGATTTTGTAATTGATCTTGTGTGGTCACCCCTTCAGGTGGATCTATTGGTTCGTGGTTCTTCATGAGTGGGTTTATTATCATATCCCAATCTTTTGGTTTAACTGTTGGTGGTTTAAAATCTAATTGTTCCATACAAGCTTCTTGAAATAAACTTTGTTGTTTTAAAAATTTTACGTTTTCTAAATGTAGTCTTTCTCCATCAACATTAAGGTAATAATAAGGCTTTTCTAATTTAATTTTTTGTAAGTCTGTTAATGCAGGAAATACTATTTCTTCACCAATACCAAACTTTCTTTCCCGACATAATTTTTTATCACAGAGATTACACATAGGAGTATCATTACACTTGTAACCCCATTCTTTTTTATCGTGCTGTCTTTTAATTATATCTACTTCTGATTCACTTAACGGAGTAGTAGACGCTTGTATATTAAACATAGTGAGTCTACTTTTCCATTCTGTTGGCCATTTCTTTTTTGCATATACACCAAAATGAAACATAGAATTATTACGTCCACCTTCTGGTATTTTATTCATAGCCATTAATTCAATACATGGTGGTGCATCAGAATATTCTGATTTAGGTCTTTCTATTTTTATTTCTGATATATCTAATTGTTTTATTTCATCATATATTTTATAAAATTCTTCTAATGTAGCAGCGCTACCGTCATCTTTAAATGCATATCTTGTGGTATTATCACCATTAAAATAAGGTAAGTTTAAAAAATTACCTGTATCATCTGCTGATTTTAATTGTATTTGTTTTGGAAAAACTTCTGATCCACCGTAGCCTAATAATGTTTTTATTTCTGTTAATTTATCTCTCATTCTTTCTGCTGATACCGGTTGTGCTGAGAACAGAAAAACGTGTGCACCCCCGCTCTTTGACCTGCACACAGCCAAAGGTAGTTTAAACTGTTTTATTTTATCTATTAATTTTTTGTGATCAAACCCTGCGTATGAGTCAATGTCCACACATCCCCATACGCATTGATTGTTTTCGTTAATTGGTATGATACCTAAACTCTGCGTGCCATCTAAATGCATCTTCCATAATTCAGTGGTCACAGGTTGACGTACTACAAATGATTGCCCTTTTAATTTGACACCATTCTCAGCTGGTGCACTTACTTTAGTGCAACCATGAGCTCGCTCCAATCCTTTAAATATTTTTTCAAACATATTTTTTAATGGGCGCTTCCACTCTCGCTTTCACGCCCACTCCTAGGATTCGATTAGTACGGTGATGCTTCTTTAGTATCTTCTGATCCGTGTTTAACTTGCACCT